TATCAAAATCATAATAACATAGCGAAGTTATGGAGCGCGTATTTAGATTATAATATATCTGCACACGATGTAGCGATATGTATGATGCTTTTAAAAGCGGCAAGACTCAAACACAGACCTACACAAGATTGTTACATAGACATGGCGGGATATGCGGCGATTGCGGGTGAAATAAACGATAGGGAAGAAGATGACACAAATACCTCTGTTTCAGACTCCGAGTGAGTGGACACCACCAGAGACCGTTCCTAATCTATCCGACGCAAAAGAAATAGCGGTAGACTTAGAGACATACGATCCCGATATCAAAACAAAAGGTCCGGGTTGGGCTATTGATAATGGGTATATAGCAGGCATTGCTATTGCTGTTGAAGGTTGGAAAGGTTACTTTCCTATACGTCACGAGGGTGGTGGTAACTTTGATGAAGGTATTCTTAAAAGACAAATTAAAAAGATCATGGAACTACCATGTGATAAAATATTTCATAACGCCGCTTACGATGTAGGATGGCTTAGATGGTGGGGTGTAGAAGTAAAAGGTAAAATTATAGATACCCTAATTGCCGCGCCGCTTATTGATGAAAACAGATTTAGATATTCACTAAACGAACTTGGTAAAGACTATCTCAAAGAAACAAAGTCAGAAGCTTTATTGTATGAAGCCGCAAAAGAATGGGGCGTTGATGCAAAAGCACAGATGTATAAACTTCCGGCAATGTATGTTGGTCCTTATGCTGAACAAGACGCAGACTTAACATTAAGACTATGGCAGTATTTTAAAGTAGAAATAATTAAGCAAGAGTTATCAAGTATATTTGATTTAGAGACACGACTCTTTCCATGTTTGCTTGACATGAAAACAAAAGGCGTGCGTGTTGATTTAGATAAAGCAGATAGAATAAAAAAAGATTTACAGAAAAAAGAAACAAAACTTTTATCACAGATTAAAAAAGATACAGGTGTTGATGTTGATATCTGGGCGGCTGTCAGTGTAGCCAAAGCATTTGATAAATTAAAAATCAAATACGAACGCACCGAGAAGTCCGGGCAACCAAAGTTTGATAAAAACTTTTTATCAACACACAAACATCCATTAGCGAAGATGGTCGTGCAAGCAAGAGAGTTTAATAAAGCACGCACAACTTTTATTGACACAATATTAACACATTCTTCGCACAGTAGAATTCACGCCGATATCAATCAAATGCGTGGTGAAACAGGAGGAACGGTCACCGGACGGTTCAGTTATAGTAATCCAAACCTACAACAAATTCCTGCACGTAATAAAGATATCGGGCCGTTGATACGATCAATCTTCGTTCCTGACGAAGGTTGCAAGTGGGGGTCATTTGACTATAGCCAACAAGAGCCTCGTGTTCTTGTCCACTTCGCCGCGCTTACCGGTGGCGGCTTGAAAGGCGCCGACGAGGTTATCGAATCTTACAAAACAGAAGATCCAGATTTCCATCAAGCCGTTGCCGATATGGCGGGCATCGACCGTCGTACTGCTAAGACGATTAATCTTGGTATGATGTACGGTATGGGTAAAGGTAAACTATCTAGCGAGTTAGGTTTAGATAGAGACGAGACCGAAGATTTATTCGCTAAGTTTCATGCGAACGTTCCCTTTGTGAAACAGCTCATGGAACAAGCAACACGCAAAGCGGATAATGTTGGTTTCTTACGCACACTGCTTGGACGTAAGTGTCGCTTTGATTTATGGGAGCCACGCGCTTTTGGTATACATAAAGCATTGCCCCTATGGGAAGCAGAAAAAGAATATGGACGTGATCTAAAAAGAGCATGGACATACAAAGCATTGAACAGATTGATACAAGGATCATCGGCTGATATGACAAAGAAGGCGATGGTTGATTTGTATGAAGAGGGCATTGTTTCTCACATACAGGTACACGATGAATTAAACTGTTCTATTGAGAGCAAGGAACACGCAACACGGATCAAAGAAGTGATGGAGAATACCGTCGAGTTAAAAGTTCCTCTCAAAGTCGATGCAGAGATAGGACCCTCATGGGGAGAGATCAAAAAAAAGTAACAGGCGACGTTAACGAGTTTAGAGCAGTTATAAAATTTTTGAAAGAAGGATACATGGTGTTTAAAAATGTGTCCGGGACAGGACCAATTGATCTTGTTTTAGTACACCAAGAGACGGGTGAGGTAAGAAAAATAGATGTAAAAACGACGTCATACCGTCAAAGTTGGAAACCCGGCACGAGAATAGCTCGACAACGGACACCGGAACAGGTAAAATTAAAGGTTGAATACGAATTTTTAGATAAGGACGAAGATGTTTAAGGAGTTATGCGCGACATTATTTTTATTATGTAATCCATTACTGAATGGTTTTACATTTAACTATGATGGTAATCCGCAAGACCAGTTTGTGCAAGGTATAGCCGAGTGTACGGTGCTTAATAACGCGGTTATCGAACCACGGTACAGGGTTGTGGTAGCGATTAGTGTAGCACAAGCCATATTAGAGTCCGATTGGGGACGCTCTCGTTTTGCATTAGAAGGTAATAACTACTACGGAATCATCGAAACAGATAACACAGAGCCTCATATGAAGTCATTAAACAGTGATGTATTACTAAAGAAGTATGGTAATAGATGTGAGAGTGTTGCTGATTATATTGCATTATTAAATACATCAAGTGCCTTCTTAGATTACAGACAATTACGTCTACAGCAGTACATATCAGATAATGTTGATGTCTTTTTAATTATTGAAAGCTTAGAAAACTACGCCATAGACCCAGAATACACAGAAAAACTACGTGCTGTAACAATTGGTTTGTTTAAAAAGTACCCGGATATATTTAAATCAAAAGAAATATTAGACTTCTACAATAATAACAAAGCTACCTAATTTCCTTGACAATTTGACAAAATCCCATATGTATGGGCTTGTATGAATAAACATACCATATATAGGAGAAAGAAATGACCGACGTTAAAAAGTATAAGTCTGTCGCCATCAGTATCGATACCTATAAAAAAGCCAAACCGATAGCAGAAAAAAACTACATGTCGATGGCTTCGTTTATAAGATATTTAATTGATAAAGAAGAAGACAGACCTTCACTACAAAATGGAGAAGATCATGGAAGACACGAAAGACCGAAGAATTAAAGCAGCTCTATATACAGCAGTTTTAAATAAATTAAGTGGAGAGTTATCCGAACTTGAAGCGAGAGAAGTCTTACTAACTAATGTCCCGGCATATATCACGAGTAAAGAACATGATCATGCTGAGCATATACAGGAACTTAGAGACGTTATTGTACGAAAAGTAGAAATAAAAGACGCCATAAAGGACGTTAAATCAATTTACTTTCAACCACCAATGGCTCAAGGTCATGTCAAAGATGAAAAAAAATCTAATAGTTAGTGCCGTTAGAAAAGTAAAAGACAAAGTTGTTGTGCATTACACAGACGGAACAGTAAAAGAGTTTACGATTCCGGAATGGGAATATTCGTACGGTCAAGGCCGACGTCTGTGGGAGCAACACGAAAAAGATTTTAAAAACCCGGAGAATTTTGATGGCTGAAGAACAAGTATCTTTTGATATATACCAACCTTTTGGACCAAGTATATTAAAAACAAAACTACCTCAAGTGTATGTAGACGCACTAAATAAACAATCAGATGACATATTAAACGACGAAGAGAAGAGTAAAGAGAGAGATTGGAGTCACAATCTTGCCGGGAATGTTAAGAAAGAAATAAGCATAAACCACATGGACATTAAAGGATTTCCAGAATTCCTAGCGACCTTATCGCAGGAATATGCGAAACGTGTGTTACCCGAATTTCTCCCCGAGGGTACAAAAGTTGCGTTTCGTGTTTGGACAGTCAGTCAATGGGCGGGTGATTTCAACCCGATGCATATTCATGATTCTAACCTTTCGGGTGTTTGTTTTCTCAAGATTCCTCCAGACTTTGAAGAAGAGTACAAACGAGAGGATCATCACCCAACCGCTGGCTGTCTTGAGTTTATCGGTTCCATACCGAACCATTTTGCACGTCATAGCTTCTTAGTGAAGCCAGAAGTAGGCGATTTTTATTTATTTCCTAGTTGGCTAGTACACCAAGTCTATCCCTTCAGAAGCGAAGGAGAGAGACGTTCTATGGCTTTTAACGTACACTTTACCATGGA